AAAGGAAATGCTTGCAAATCACTATCGTAATTAAATTTCAATTGAGTTGGCTGATTTTTCTTAATTTCCTCAAGAAGTTTTTGAGCCTCATCCAATTTTTTACTATCTAACAAGTCATCAATTTTTTGTCTATCTTCTTCAGATAAATCAGCCATCTTAGCTATAGTCTTACTTCCAATTCTCTTGTAGTTAAACGCCTCGTGTTGTGGATACCAATAGTTTCCTTCTTGAGTCATTAAGTCTTGCATCATGTCCAATACACAATACGCATCTTCTGCGGGCTCTAAGTTTGGATTGTAACCATCGATGTATCTCTTAGAAGAATCATTGACAGCATCCAAGAACTTAGCCTCCAATTCATTGATTTTTTGTGTACCAAATGTATTCGCTTTTTCTGTGATGAAGTGAGCGTCACCCAAAGCTTTTAGAATTTCAGATACCATTCCATAATCAGACTTTCTGCTGAAAGCAAATAATGAAGCATACATTCCTTGAATCATTTCAGATTCAATTCTATTACTAAAGTATTCTTTTATGTATTCTAAATTATGAACATTGTAATTTCCAGCTTCAACAACAGAAGAATCTGTAAAGTAGAAAATGTTTGTGTCGCCACCTACATTGATTAGGATTTCATTGTTTTCGTTTGTTTTATACATAACAATGTCACCATCAACAATATTGAATACCATATCAAATTGTGGAGAGTTTTCTAGCTCAATATAAGTTCTCTTACCTCTATTGTCGGAAGTAAATTGTTTTGTCAAATATGGTTCATAATCTTGGAAGTTTTGACTGAATGTGTGAACCCCTCCAATTTCTTGAGCCATTTGAGAAAGTAACTCTCTATTACAATACCATCCATATTCTACAATGGTTGCACTATTCAAATAATCACCCAATTCACTTGTAGCCTTCAAGATTTCTTTTGTGGAAAACTGATTATCGTAACCATCAGTTAAGAAGAACATAGAATGAAGCATATGAGGCTTATTTTCTCTAACTCTCTCAATTACCGATTTAACTTCTTCTAACGGCTGTTTGAATGCTGTCAAGCACTGAGCTGTTAAATACTTGTTGATGATTTCTCTAACCTTCTCTAGTGCGATATTGCTATGCACAGTGTAATCTTCTAATATAACACCATATTCGTTTCTTCCAGAGAACCAAATAATAGTTACTGAGTCTGAAGGTTTTAAGACTGTGGAAATCTTATTAAACAAATCCTTTCTAATTGTAGAAAGCTCTCCTGACATTGATCCTGAACAATCTATAACAAAAATATGCTGTGTAGATAATTCTACAATTTGCTCTTTTTGTTGTTCAGGCCTAACAACTTGCTGTGCTAAATACAAATTGTCTTTAATTTTTAAATATTTAATCATATAATTTTGAATATTTTTGTGTTTGCAAATATATTATAAAAAAATAAACTTAAATACATTTTTTTGAATTATTTATAGAGAAAAAAAAGATGGCAGAAAATATATCTTTCAACTTCGGAGCAATAAGAGATACAATCACTAGATTATCTTCGGCAGAATTAATTAGAGAACATAAAAGTGTTACTCTTGATAAGTTTTTAAGTGAAATAAAAAAGAGTCCTGTTTTAACAAAGCAACAATTTGTTTTTAAGAACATTGAAACTGCGAAACCTTTTGCCAAGGAAAGATTGGCTGAGAGATTTATTGCTCAAAATATGCAATTATTCAAAAATGAAAAATGGAATACCATTAAAACAGAAAATAAAAGAGTAAGAAAAGAACTGTTAGATGATATGCATATTGAATCAAGAGTAGACAATAAACTAGCAGAAAGTATTAATACTTTGATTGAATTCAACTCTAACTCAATCCAATCGGATTTTGGAAAAGAAATAGAAAGAGAAATAGATGCTTATGATTATGTTATAAAACATCTTACAAGATCAGTGAATGAGTCTGATTATTCAAAAGAAAAAGAAGACAATCCTAAATTAAATGAGTCTTGGAAGTTTATCACAAAAGTTGCTGTAAACAATTTTAATGATAGATATGAGCATTTGAACGAAGATGAGAAAAAAGTGTTTTCTGTTTTAATTGCTGACGAAAAAACTAAAATTTCTTACTTGAATGAAATTAAAGATCAGAACCTTAAAATAATTTCACAATTATTAGAAACAAAAGTTGATTTAGATTCAGATTCTAAAGAATTATTAGAGGGGTTTAAAGATAAATTGATGAATATGAAAAATGTTAATTTTGTTAATATTGATGAATACATCTTATCTAATTTAGAGCTACAATCTCACATTAGCGAATAAATAAAACAAACGATTTAAGTCCTCTCTTTTTAAGGGAGGATTTTTTTTGGAATAAAAGTTCTTTTTTATTATATTTTATCATCATAATCTTTTAATGAAATGATTGAAAACAAAAGAACAGCAAGAGAAATAAAGATAGACGCAAATAAGCTATCAAATAAAAACATAAATATAAAAATAGGAACTGTTGAAAATAGAGAATCTCCAGAGACTATTTATATTTTTGCTAGCTTTTGGTTGGAGCCAACTCAAGAGTATGAAAATAAAGACCAAAAAACTTTAAAAGAAATTCTTGAGCGAGAACTTCATAAAATTTATTCTAATAATTTATCAAAGGAATTAAAGGGTAATATATACTTTCCATTGGAGAGTGAGAATATATTCATAAAAAACATTCCTGAAAATTTAAATTACAACGGAAAAAGAAATTACGTATCCATAGAATTGTATCTTCATACTCTAAATATAAAATCTGAAGAAAAACTTCCATTGAGTCAAAAAAAGAATACAGAGTTATTTGATGAATGTATGAGACTGAGTGACATTATTAGTAAATCAGACGTGCTTTCAAATTCAAAAGTTTTTACGATCTATAACAAGTCAATCTAATTTTTTTTTCTATTTATAAGAAAAAAATTATGGCTTCTAATAAAGTTTCCAAACAAAATCTTGTTTCTTATATTCAAGAACAAGTTACAAATCTTTACAAACTACAAGTTCTAAAAGAACAGAGAGAAAAAATAAATAAAGATTTAAAAATCCTAGGAGAAGGTGAAAATAAGAGTAAATACTCTAAAAAAGCCAAAGAATTTATTTCCAAAAAAATGGAAAAGATGGCTGGTGAAGATAAGCCTCAAAATCAAAAAGTGGCTATTGCTATGAATATGGCTAGAAAAAAAGGAATGAAAGTTCCTAAAGAAAAAATAAACGAAGGTTTTTCTGAAAAAGGAATTGCAACTATTCAGAGATGGATTGAAGAACTAGGCACAAGAAGCGCTGCTGTAAAATTGATAGATACTATATTAAATAAAATGGTTGGTTTGTCAAGTTCAGATTTAGCAGATACTTCTACTTTTTCTAATGGATTAGACGAAATAGAAGATGCACTTAATGACCAAGACTATAGTGGAGCTCTTGAGGTGGCAAAAGAAACCGCAAGAGAAATGTTAGAAGATGAAGGATTTGGAGATATGATGAATGAAAGTATTTTATCTGAAGAAGTAAAAGTCGATAGAGACACTTTAATGGATATACTTAAAAGTGAATATCCAAAAGCTTGGTTTAAACCAGGCGAAGACTTTAGCTCTGATTATAGTGAAAATACAATTTGGTCTGGCGAAGGAAGTTATGCAAATGATGGCATGAAATTATTTGACCCATATTCAGATAATTATGAGAATTATGAATTAGAAGTCTATAAACCTTTTAATGATTTTATTGAATCTATGGGGTATTATGTAGAGTCATATGACGCTGGAACATTTTTTATTTTACCAGTATAATTAATTAAATATTTTTTTAAAAACCTCCAAATTTTTGGGGGCTTTTTTATTTAGTGAGAAAAAATAAAAAAACTAAATATTTATTAATAAATCTAATTTTTTAAGAAATGATTAATAGCGGTAAATGCATCATTACGGAGTTCTACGAATTTAAGGCTAGCCCTGAATTAATAAAAGAATCTGAGGAGAAAAACAAACCTTTGGTTATGACGGGTATCCTTCAAAAAGCTGATACACTAAACAGAAATGGTAGAGTATATCCATATGAAATTCTTAAGAGAGAAGTTGATAAATATATGGAGCTTGTAGAAAGTGGGACTGCTGGTGGAGAATTAGATCACCCAGATTCTGCAGTTGTTTCTCTTGCAAATGTATCTCATAGAGTCACAGATATGTGGTGGCAAGGAAAAGACTTGTATGGTAAAGTTTTAATTGCTGAAGAAACAAAAGCTGGTAGCACTTTAAAAGGTTTATTAAAAGCAGGATTTATGCTAGGAATTTCTTCTAGAGGAGTAGGTTCTGTAAAAAGTGTAAGCGGAAAAGATTTAGTACAAGAAGATTTTGAATTAATCGCATTCGACTTCGTTTCATCTCCTTCTACACCTGGGGCTTATCTTTTCAAAGAAGGAAGAGATATGGCTAGAAAAGGTATGATTCCTTTAAAAGAAGAAAGCGGTAAAGTATTAAAGTTAGATAACGAAAATCTTAAAGAGCAATACGATTATTATACAAAATTGCACAAGCTTTCTAATTCTGATTTTTGGAAAAATATTTAATAATTCGTTTTTTAGAAATTTTCAAATATTTATTAATAAATCTTTTCATACGATATGAGCAATAATGTTAGAAAGTCGTCGCTAGAGCAAGCTAAAGCTGATTTTGAAGAAATCAGAAAATTTGCTCAGCAACAAATAGAATCTAAACTTCAAGAAGAAGTAGATAAGAAAATATTAGAAGTAATTAACGAAGAAGTTAATATTTCTATCGATGATGAAGGTAATGTAGATATTACAAAAGACGGAGAGGAAGTTGCCACTGTTAATACTTCTGACGAAGAAGAATTTGAAGGTGATGAAGAATTCGAAGTTTCTGATGATGAAGAACCAATTGAGGTTTCTGATGAAGAACAAACAAATGAAAATATGTTAGAAATGAATAGAATGACTAATGAAGCAGAAGTTGCGGCTGCACCTGCTCCTGTAGCACCTGCTGCTGAACCAACTACTGCTCCTGCACCAGAAGCTCCAATGGCTGAAGAACCAATAGCTGAAGAGCCTGTGGCTGAAGAACCTGCTGCTGAAGAAGGTCAAATAGAAGATTTGATTTCTAAAATGGATACATTAATCAATGTATTGATGCAACAACAAGGTGTGTCTGCTGACCAACAAGGTGGTGAACAAGAATTTGAAGTTGTTGATGATGAGGCTGATGTTGCGCCTGCACCAGAGGCTCCTGTTGCTCCTGCTCCAGAAGCACCAGTTCAAGAAGAAATGACTTTTGAAATTGAAGAATTTGAAGAAGGTCATGATCTTTTAGAAATTATTGATGAACTAGAAGGTGGTGAAGAAATTCCATCTAACCCAGAAAACTATACTAAACAACCTGGATATGTTCATGAAGACGATACAGAAACTATTGAAATAGTTGACGAAGATGAAATGCCTAATGAAGGTTGGGGAATGGAAGAAATGCACGGAGTTAGTCATACTCTTAAGCATTCTAGTAGATTAGGAAAAGAACCAAGACAAGGCGTTGATTACAGAAATGGATTAAACGAAAATAAAAAAATCAAAGCTCAATATGAGTCTAAATTAGGCGAGCTCGTACAGGAAAACAAAGGTTTACAAACCGAATTAAAGTCACTAAAACTTGTAACAAAAGAGTTTGAAACGGCTTTCGTTCAACTAAGAGAACAATTTGATGAAATGCAAACTTTCAACGGAAAGCTAGCGCTTGTAAACAAATTGTTGATGAATGGCGGACTATCATTTGATCAAAAACTTAATGTTTGCGAACAATTTGATGGAGCTGATACTATAGAAGAAGCAGAAAAAATTTACAAAAGTATTATTAAAGAAAATAATATTAAAGTAGGTGACGCTTCTAATAAAATCAAAGCATCTACCACTCATACAGCAAAGTTAAATACAGAGACAAAGCCTTTGTATGAAAGCGAAGAAGCTAAAAGAATGAAAGAGCTTGCAGGGATGAAAAAACGTCTCGAAGATTAAAAAATTTCACAAAAACTTGGAAAACAAAAAATTTGTGAATAATTATTAAAACAATTTAAAAAAACCTTAAAAAAAACAAAAAAAAATGAGCGAACTTTTAAACAGTGGTAAGGTAGGTCTAACAGTATTTAGAAACCTTGCTGAACAAAGACAAGCCATCGTAAGAAACTGGGATGATTCAGGTCTTCTTGAGGGATTACGTGGTATGAGAAAAGCAAATACTGCACAGTTGATGGAAAACCAAGCGCAAGCTATGTTGAACGAGGTAACTCTTGATTCATCTGCAGGTAGATTCGACACAGTTGCTTTCCCTATCGTAAGAAGAGTATTCTCTAGATTATTAGCTAACGAGATTGTATCTGTACAACCTTTGGCTTTGCCTTCTGGATTATTATTTTACATGGATGCTAGAGTATCTTTCAACGGAAGTGATACAACATTCAACAACCCAGTTACACCTAATTACCAGTTTGGTGAAACTGGTACTGCATTAGCTGCCCCAGGTAGCAACCCATTCTATAGCAAAGTAGCTGCGGCTAATACTGCTAATGGTCAAGCTGGACCAAACTTTGCAGATACAACTGCTTACGAAAGATTCTATAACAATAGAGGTTTTGACCTTTCTTTCGGAACAGGATATACTGCTGTAGGTACAACTACAACTGCTAACGGAGCTGCTGGATTCTCAGCTAACTCTTTCTCAAATGGTATCTACGCTGGTACATTTGCACTTGGAGGTGGATGGAACGTTTCAACTTCTCAATCTTCTGCAACTTTAAGATTCTCTGCTACTACTAATATTTATTATTCAGGTGCAAACGGAAACACTCTTCTTGTTGCTGCTGGTGGTAGAATTCCTTTCTACTCTCAAATTCAAAGTTATACAAGCGATTTGTTTGCGAATGGTCAAGCTAGAGTTATTCTTGATTTAAGACCTGCTGGTGTTTACGGTTCAGATTTCAACCCAGCGTTGTTGAACAATGGTTCTACAGCATTTGGTTCGACATTTGCTATCGTATTGACTCCTGCTTATGAAGTATTCAACGACCTTGAAGGTAAATCTGAAATGGGTGAGATTACTATTAGATTCTCGTCTGTTACAGTTAATACTGAAACAAGAAAATTGAGAGCACACTGGACTCCAGAATTAGCTCAAGATCTTGAGGCATACCACTCAATTGATGCTGAGGCTGAGTTGACAGCTCTTCTTTCTGAGCACATCGCTGCAGAAATCGATAGAGAAATCATCATCGACCTTATCAACGAAGCTCCATTTAGAGCAAGATGGGATTATAAAGGTCTTTCAAACAACGCTAACTTCTTCGGAACTCAAAAAGACTGGAATCAAACTCTTATCACAAGAGTAAACGAACTTTCGGCTCAAATCCACAAATCAACTCTTAGAGGTGGTGCTAACTGGATCGTATGTTCTGCTGAGGCTGGTGCTATCTTTGATGATTTAGAATACTTCCACGTTGATGGATCAGCTCAGCCAGAGTCTGAAAAATACAACTTGGGTGTTGAGAAAATTGGTAATCTTGGTTCAAGATATATCGTTTACAAGGATCCTTATCTACCTGCTCCAATTGTATTGTTGGGTCACAAAGGTAACACTTTCTTGGAAGCTGGTTATATCTACGCACCATACATTCCTCTTCAGTTGACTCAAACTATTTACGATCCAAATGACTTTACTCCACGTAAAGGTATCATGACGAGATATGCTAAAAAGATGGTTAACAACAGATTCTACGGAGTTATCTACATTGATAATATCAATACTTACTAATTATAAATCAATTAGTTACGAAAGGGTGGGAATTTTTCTCACCCTTTTTTTTGTTTTAAAAATGATTTTACGCCTATAAAGTTGATTTTACGCCTATTTATTATTATATTTGTATTATGAAAGAGATAAATTTAAATAAAGAAGATAGTGTTAGAATAATTAGTTTATTTAAAGAAGGTGAATCATTAAGAGGAATTTCCAGGTATACTAAATATTCTCAAACATTTATAACTAACTTTCTAAATAAAGAAGGTTTAATAAATAGTGGTTATGAGAAAATAAAAAATAGGTTTAAAGAAGATATTAACTATGAAGCTATTTGTAAAAAAACTAAAAAAACATATGATGATTATTTAAACTTATCAGGAAAGCTAACAACGCATATAAAAGAAATATATCCTGATTTTGTTTTGGAAAGTAAATTTTTAAGAAAAAAGACAGAGTTAAAAATTGGAAAATTTTGGTATGAAGATTTTTTCGCAATAAAGGAAAAAATAGAAAAAAATGAACCTACATTAAATTGTTTAATTTGTGATTGGAGTTCTAATGATTTAAACAACCAAGCAGGGTCTTTAACAAAACATATAGTAAATACTCACAATATTGATATAGATGAATACTTAAAAAAATTTAATGATCAAGGTTTTCTTTTTAAGACTCATTTATTAAAAAAAGAAGATAGATTAGAGGTGTTGTCTAAAGGTGAAAACCATATTATTTGTAAAATATGCAATGAACCGCTTAAAAGCATAACAAACACACATTTAAAAAAACATGGCATTTCTATAAAAAAATACAAAAAAATTTTTGGAGAAACTATTAATTCAGAAAGTACAATAAATAAGTTAAAGCTAAATTCTGGTAATTTTAATAATTTTAAATTTAAAAACACAAAAATAGAAATACTTATTTCAAATAAATTAAGTGAATTAAAAATAGACTTTATACCCCAAAAACAATCAGACGGTTATGTTTATGATTTTTTCATTCCAGAATATAGTTTATTCATAGAATGTGATGGTATTTTTTGGCATGGACATGATAGAGATTCAAATTGGCATTATTCTGTCTTTAATAATGTGATTAATGATTATAGAAAAACCATAATAAAACCAAAAAATAAAATATATAGATTAATAGAAGATATTTCTATAAACGAAAACAATTTAAAAAATATAAATTCTAAAGATGAGTTTTTTAATTTTTTAATTAAGGAAAATTTCAACATAGAAAATCATACTATTTTTAATTTAAAAGAAAATGTGTCTATTTTTGACATAGATAGATGTATTAAGAATAGAGATTTAATTGATGATAAAAATAAAAATAATTTAATACAAAATATTGTTTTTTTGTGGAAAAATTTTTATAATCATAATCAGTGTGAAAAATTTTTAGATTTAGACATTAGAAAGGCTGAGTTTAAATTAAAAGGTATATTTTTCAAAGAATTTTATATTGCAAAAAAAATAGGAAATAAAAACATAGATGATTTTTTTAATAATGATAATGATGAAATATTAAAAAAAACTGTTGAATATAGATTGGGTTTTAATAATTCAAATGAGTATTTTGATTTAAATATAAAAAATCTATATAGAGGCTTGGAAGTTAGAAGCATGTTTAATGTGGGTATATTTTACATAAAACAATCTAAAGAAATATATGAAAAGTATATAGAAAACGAAAATTCAAAAATATATGATCCATTTATAGGGTGGGGTTCTAGACTAACATCTTTAAAAGATTTAATAAAAAATAAAAACTGCAAATATATTGGTAATGATATAAATAAAAATCTAAAAATAGGTTATAATAAGCTAATAGATTTAGAATTTGATTTGGAGTCTCATTCTAATATAGACATTAAGTTTAAAACATCTACTGAGTTAAATTTTGAATTAATTAATAGTATTGATTTTATTTTTACTTCTCCCCCTTTTTATAATGATGAAATTTATTCTTATGATTCATTGGTATATGAAGATTTAAAAGATTGGGAAGATAATTTATTAACCCCAGTTTTTAATAACTGTTTTTTATATTTAAAAACGAATAGTAGAATAGTTATTGATATAAAGGAATTATATACAAATTCTATTTTAAATACATTAGAAAAATCAGGATTTAAAATTGTAGAAATAGAAAACTATAATGTAAGAAAGAGTCATTATACAAAAAAAAATACAAAAAAACAGCTACTAATACATGCGGTGAAAATTTAATTTTGTTTTAAAAACCTATATTTTAGAGTAAAACAATCTTTTTCCTCTCTATTTATAAGGAGAATGAATTGCTATGAGTCTTAGAAAAATCATAAGAGAAAATATAGAAAATATTACAGGAACAGATCAATTGTTTGATATTGATGGTTTTGAATTTGTTAATAAAAAAACAGATAAAAACAATAATATTCTTTGGAAATATTCAAAATCAATAAAAAGTGGGTCCAGTAATAGAAAAGATAATGACTATATTTTTAATGTTTTTATAGCAAAAACACCTAACGAAAATTGGTATTATAAATTTTTTGTCTATTGGAAAATACATACTTCTGATGCTACAAGCGGAAAAGGAAAAGATTTTGATTTACAATTTGGTCCATTTGATTCATTAGAGGCGATGGAAAAGGATTTAATGCATAATTTAAATCACAATACGTTATATTCTTTTAATAACTATAAGGATAATAATAAGATTCAACTAGATAATGAAATTTTTACAATGGTTGAAAGGGCTAGAGAAGTGTATGATAAATTGAAGTCTTGTTCAGACTCCTATTTTGATGACTTGAAGAAAGAATTACCAAATTTATTTAAAGAAAAATCTGAAGTTCAATTATATATTGACGATTCTTACCCTGATGAAGATGATAAACAGCAGTTATTGTTAATGCTTAGTAAGATAGGATCTTTAGATAACCTGAAAGAAATAGAGTCAATCAAATCAATATTTTAAACTATTTATAATAAAAAAATATGGCAACTTTTAATGCAAATTATGGTATTGTAAACCTTACATCTGGAACATACGGAGTTGATGTTTTAGGAAATAACCTAACAGCCACTACTGTTCATGAAATTTATTGTCTAACAAGTGGTAGTATTACTATTTCAGCAACAGGTGGAGGTCAGGCTACAGTGCCAATGACTTCGGGACAATCAATAAACTGTATGGTTAGGGAAGTAACTGTGGTTAGTGGTACTTACATTGGTTTTAGATCAAAATTAGATAGTAGAGGTCCTTTATTTGGTTAATAATTATTTTTATGGGAGTATTTTGTGATGAAGAGAGCTGTTTGGTAGGAATGCCAGACGCAGATAGAGCTAAGTTAATACGAAGAATTCGTAGATTCTTAGGTGAACCTGTTATGGGTGTTGAGCTTGACGACGAACAAGTCGAAGAGGCTATTTGTATAGCTATAGAAGAATATTCTACATTTATAAATAATTGGGTGATTAACAATAGGTTAGGTGAGATGTTAGGTCTCCCTTCTGAGTATGATTTTACCCTAAAATATGTTTCAAATAGTTTATATTTTGAAAAATCATTTGCAACTTCTTATGGTGAACAAGTAGGGTTGGGGGCTGATAGTGTAAGAGAATCTAAAATGGGTTCAATTGTTCTTACAGCTGGAACTCAAGATTATACTATACCACAAGACAGAGAAGTAAATGAAGTTCTTTGGTTTACTCCTAGTTTTGTAAACTTGTTTGGTTTAGATCCATTTGCAAATACAAATATTGCATTTACAGAATTTGGTGCTTCTTTTGCGGGACACACATTATATCACGTAATGCCAGTTTTCGATACGATTTTAACAGCACAAGCTGCTGAATTAAGAAACAGAGTAAGAGGTTCTGAGTATTCATATATTTTAAAGCCAGGGCCAAATGGGACAAAAAGATTAAGATTGCTTCCTATTCCATATCCTACAAACCCTTCTTCTGGTGCAAATATGGGGATTGGTGGTGGATTTGGAACACCAGGAACTGTTTTTTATTATTACTACGATAAAGCAAACTACTACGGAAATCCTTTATATAGTGGAAATACAGCAAATCCAAACTTTTCAGGATACTCAGGTAGTTTATCGGGAAATCAAGGAAATGGATTGGTTTCTTCTCCCGCTGATGTTCAATTAAATTTTATCACCTGGAATCAATTAAACTCTGTAGCTCAGAGGTGGGTTAAGAGATACGCTCTAGCACTTTGTAAGGAAATACTAGGTTTGGGTATCAGAGGTAAGTTTAATGGTGCCCTACCTATACCTGGAGCTGAATTAACACTAAATAAAGATGACTTAATTTCTACTGGAAGGGAAGATCAGACAAAGCTTATAGATGAGCTTACTACTCAATTGGGTGAATTGTCTTATGAGAAAATATTAGAGAAAAGAGCAATGATGCAAGAGTCAATTAATAAAACTTTAGGATTTGGCCCTATGGGAATATCAACTTTTTAACAATTAGATGTCAGATTTAACAGAAATAGGTAGAAATCCTGAGAATTTTAACTCTCACGAAGCAGTTCCAAAAGGAATTAAACTTTTTTTTGGAGAAAAAGAAGCAAATTTCTTTTCTGCTACAGGTAGAGAAATAACTGAAAGTGTTCTTCAGGAAAGTTTTCTATTGTATAGAATAGATCTTCAAAAGACAAAGACTCACAAATTATATGGTGAGGCAAAAAGAAAAGTATGGCTTCCTGAGATTCAAGTGTTTGGTAGAATAAATTTAGAAACTCAAGACCCTACATATCAAGTTACTGGTGGTATTGAGAAGAAAGGTTTGGGTAATTTAACTGCACATATCTATATAGAACAACTTGAGGAATTAGGTTTGATTACAAAACAAGAAGGAACAAATGTTATAGTTTCTGGAATTAAGATGGGACACTTTATTGGTTATAAAGGTCAGTTCTATAAGATTGTTGATGACGGTTACTCTCAAATATCAAATGAATTCTCTTGGGCTGGTGATAGAAGATTCTTTTTTACTATAAAAGCTGTTGAGGTTGATGAGGATATTTTCCAAGGGAGATAATATAGTCTGAACAAAATTATTCTCTTTACTACTAGTAATATACTTTACTAGAAGTATGGTATTTTACTACCAGTTCTTTAGGTAAAAATTTAAAAACTTGAACGCCCCCCTTACCCCCCAATGGTTTGATAAACCCTTGTTTGCCAAGCAAATATGACTATTTCTAGTCAATGAGATAAGAGAGGGTTAACTTTAAAAATTTCTCACCTGATATACTACCATATCCCCAGTGTAAAACCTCCATATACGAAATCAACGCCCCTAAGAAAAACGAGATATGAAGTAAAAATCCATGACAAATATAATACAAACATTTTTTTATTACAACTTTTTTGAAACTATTTATTTAAAATAACTACAGAAAGTATGTCAATCCTTGATAACATAGGGAAAAATTTGGATAAAGATTTTGAAAATCACAATTATTTGCCTCAAGGTATTTTCCTAGAAGATATTGATATAGCTATTGTAGATTATATAAAAAATCTGAATTTAACCGTTGAGGATGAGACTGGAAATGAAAAAACAGTTCCTGTTATATTTTTAGCTCAAGAATTATGGGCTGAAAGAAAAATGAATTGGAAAGATTTTAGATTTGAATATGGAGAAGAGTTGTCAAGACCTTTTATTGCTATCGCAAGAAAGACGGTAAAACCTGGAACATCGCCCTTAAAAAGAACAATTCCTATAAAAAGGCAGTTTAAATTTGTTAAAGTTCCAACATTTGACGGAACACTTAAAGGTTATTCTCTATATAAAATACCACAACCTACTTGGGTTGACGTGGAATACGATATGATTTTGGCCGCTTATTATATGGTTGACGTCAATGCTTACTATGAAAAAGTACTGCGTGACGGATATTCTAATGGTCAAGGATATTTAAATATAAACGGGCATCATATTGCTTCAAAAATATCAGATCCATCACAAACATTGCAAGAAGAATTGGCTTCGGAAAAGTTATATCAAGTAATAATACCGATAACAGTTCACGGAAAACTATTAGATCCCTCAAGTTTTGAGAAAGTAAACACAATCAATAAGATTTCAATTAAAATTTCTGAGCAAAAAAGTAGGAAATGATATTTTTTTTAATATTTATAAATAAAACTTTAAGTAGATGAAAGTGAGGAACAGAAGAAATGGTACAAATACGATAGCATACAAGCTTGGGGGTGTTACCAAATCTGAAATAATTCCTGCAGGTTCAGTGGTGAATTTGACCGACTTAACTGACTTTAATCAGGTTGTAAACAAACAAGATTTTAATAGAGGTTGGTTTGAATTTCTTGAAGAAAATAAAAAAGAAGAATTGATTTTTAATAGCGAACTAGAAAAAGCGAAGAAAGAAGCCGAAAACTATTCGACAGAAACAATAAAAAAGTAAAAACAAATAATAAATAGAAATATGAGTACAATATTCGTTTCACCAGGTGTATACACAAAAGAACAGGACTTTTCAGTTTTCGCTTCTAGGATTGGTATCACTAGATTAGGATTGGTTGGTAAAACCCTAAAGGGACCTGCATTTGAAAGCGTAAAAGTGACAAGTACAGATGAATTCCTTTTGAGATTTGGTGGTACCAGCGTAAAATATCCTATGCCTTATGTTGCTAACTCTTTCTTGTCACAATCAAACGAATTGAATGTGGTAAGAATTTTGGGTACAACTGGTTTTCAAAATTCATCTGCTTGGATTATTGCTGCAGACAGATCTATAGAGTATGAAGGCTCTACTACTGCAACTGGTATTACTTTCAGCATTAACTCACTTGCAGCTCCTGCTACTTACAATATTTACCTTACAGCTGGAACGGGTTCTGGTGCTATTACTGCAACAACAGTTGGGAATAATACTTATGTTGGATTCCAAGCACCTACAACTTCTTACCAATTGTTGACAGGTCTTACTGCTTATGCAGGATTCAATGCTTTGGGTATTAGTGCGACTGGTGGAAATACAACTGGAATTAGCGCATCTACTATTACATTGGCAGCTACAAATGTTGAACCTAGAGGCTCTGAGTCAGGTTCTACGCTGGCAATAATTAGAAGTAAGAAAAATCAAATTTCAGGAAACTTTTACTACACTGCTGAAAATCAAATTAAAATTGGAGCAATAACTTCAGCTTTAGCACCATTTGTTCTTTCAGCTTCAACAGGTCCATTATCTTTGATTACAAATAGTGGTTACACTGTATCTCTTGATGAAACACGTGACGATTATATCGTTAAGATTTTAGGAAAGAGCCCAGAAGTAACAACTGGAAATCCAGACTTCTATGTTGAAAGAATTTATCCTCACTTTGTAAGAGAGGCTACTGCTAGACAAGAAATTTCAGGAATTAATCCTCAAATAGTTTACTCTACAGAAGGAGCTTATGAAGATTTTGAAGATTCATACACGAACGCAATTACACCTTGGATTGTATCTAGAGTTATTGGTGCAAACGTAAGAAGATTGTTTAGAGTACAAACTATTTCTGATGGTGACGCTTCTTCAAATGAAATAAAAATTTCGATTGCAAATATTGATATTGTAAATTATACATTTGATTTAATTGTAAGAAATTATTTTGATACTGACGCAACTGCTTCTTCTACAGCTTTAGAAAGATGGTCAAACGTATCTTTGAATCCTGAGCAACCTAATTATATTGCAAAAATAATCGGTACAACTGATGAAACTTATCCAAGAAGATCAATGTTCATCACTGTTGACATGGAAGAAAATCACCCTGTAAACACTGTGCCTGCTGGATTTGAGGGTTATTCTTTGAGAAACTCTGGAATTAGTGGTATAACAGAAACAAATGTTTACTATAAGACTGATTACTTCCCTACAGATTCTAAATTCAAAACTTATTTAGGTCTTTCTGAGCTTGGATATACAAGTTTAACTCAGAACCAAATTTCTGTGAAAAACTCAGTTAAATCTTTAGAGTTTGACTTGTTTGCTTATGATGGAGGCGTTTCTTCTGGAATGACTTCAATCAAAGGTTTCCATATGGAGAATACAGCAAACGCTACAGCTTTCATTAGTGGTAATAAAAATAGCTTAACGGGTTATACAAATGCGTCTGGAACTTTAATTGACAAAGCGCTTCTTAAGTTTACAGTTGCTCCTGCTGGAGGATTTGATGGATGGAATAAATACCAACAATATGACAACTTGTATGAAGAGTTTACAGATGCTTACGCTGATAATGTTAATTCTTTCAAAATGGGTATTGATTTGATGGCTAGCCCTGAAGAAGTTGATATTAACTTATTCGCAACGCCAGGTATCGACTTCTCTAATAACGATTCAATTATCACATACGCTCTTGAAATCATTGAGGATAGAGCAGACACTTTGTATATTATTGATGCGCCTAGATTAACTGTTGGGACAGAAAAAGGAACTGCAGAGGAAGTTACATCTATCCTTGAATCTACAGGAATTGATTCAAACTACGCTACAACTTATTGGCCTTGGGTTCAAATGCAAGATCCAACAAGCGGTAAATACACATACCAAGCTCCAACATTTATGGTTGTTAGAAGTATGGCTTATACTGACAATGTTGCAGCTCCTTGGATTGCACCCGCAGGTGAGCTTAGAGGTCTTGCTCCAGCGAATGTTGTAAGAGCCGATGTTAAGCTTAAGAAAACAGATAGAGATACATTGTACCAAGGTAGAGTAAATCCAATCGCAACTTCAATTCAAGTTGGTGTTAAAATTGATGGTCAAAAAACTCTTCAAGTTAGACAATCTGCTCTTGATAGAATCAACGTTAGAAGATTGTTGTTACAAGTAAGAAGATTGGTTGCAGCTGCGTCTCAAACTTTAGTGTTCGAACAAAACGACCAAACATTGAGAGATCAATTCTTGGCAAGAGTAGAGCCTATCTTGTTGCAAATACAAAACCAAAGAGGTTTAACAGCGTTCAAAGTGGTTATGGATGATTCAAACAACACTAATGAGACAATCGATAGAAATACATTAGTAGGTAAGATTCAGTTGAAACCAACAAGAACTGCAGAGTTTATAGACTTGACATTCCAAGTCTTGCCAACTGGAGCAAACTTCGAAGATTTTTAATCTTAGAAATAAATAATAAAAAGAATAGGGAGGTAATTATTATCTCCCTTTTTTGTTAACCAAAAGGAAGATAAAAAAGGTTTTTAATCCTATTTATAGAAAAGTTTTTAGTATATGTCAGGTAGTTATTTTCAGCCCATAAAGAGAGAGTTTTTAAATCTGAGCGGTGGTACCGTTACAGGCGAAACTGCTTTTACAAGTGGATTAACAATAATAAATGGTAATGTAGGTATCGGAACATCAACACCAGAAACTACATTACAAGTTTTAGCGCCAACTGCTCTATTGGCAGAAGAAATATCTAGATTTGGCGTTTCAGGTGTCACTGGTAGTTCAGTAAGTGTTATAAATGCAACTTCAATCTCTGGACAATTTACTCCTGCTTTACTGAGTATAAATAGCGAAACTAATAGAAACGCATTTTTATTTTATGGCGCTGGAGGTTTAGATACAGGAACGATTGCAATTAGTACTTTCGACTCTAGAATTGTAACATCAGGAAGTAGTTATCCAAATTATGGTTGGAGTGCAGCAACTACAAGACCGCTTTTCAGGTGGGCTAACAATGGATTAAGTCAAATGACAATGTCTGCAAACGGTAATTTAGGTATTGGAGCAGCAACACCAACAGCAAAGTTGCATATAAATAATACAACAACAGGAACAACATTCTTGGCTGAAGATTCAACAAATCCAGATTCAACACCATTTATAATTGATGCGAGTGGTAATGTTGGTATTGGAATTGCCGTTCCGTCTGCAAATTTGCATATAAACAACACCACAACAGGAACAACATTCTTAGTTGAAGATTCATCAAATCCTGATTCAACACCATTTGTAATTGATGCGAGTGGTAACGTTGGAATCGGTACAGCAACACCTAATCGACCACTTCATGTCAAAGATGTTATGCGTCTTGAGCCAAGAAGCACAAATCCTTCCAATCCTGCTGAGGGAGATATTTATTTCGACTCAACACTCAAGAAACTACGAGTATTCGATGGTACAATATGGCAAAATTGCTGGTAACAAAATATTTGTATCAATAAGGATTCACATCGTTTTCGATTTCTATTTTTATAGCACCTATTTGAGGAATAGACAGTCTATTTCCATTCGCATATATTAATTGAAATTCAGCATTAAATAATCCAGAATCACTAGTGTCTTCAGCTTCCCAATTATACTGAATAACGCCTCCACTATAAGAAATAATCTGTGCGTTTTTGGCCATAATTTTAATATCACCACAAGAATTTTTCATCGTGAAAGTTGCGCTTGATACGCCAGTTAAATCAAAAGGAATTCTACTGCCCAAACAACTCCTGTCTATAAGTTGCATTTTAAGAACGGGTAATGTATCGTTTCTCTTAAGGTGAAATTCATTATTATTTCCTGCCATCTTTTTTAATATAAATAGATTATAATATCTCTATTTCTAGTGTGTTTGATAATATTTCTATAGAAATTTCACCAGAAGGCCCACTTTGATTGTTTAATCTAAACCTAGTTGTCAATTTCTTTTCAGGAGCACTATTTGTATATTGAATATACCAAACCAAATCATAGGTTACATCTGTTGCATATAGTGTTGGGTTGAGATTTGTGTAATATATTCCAGTCTCTTCTTGCACAATAGGAGTATTGCTTTCTATTAATGTTGCAGATTCATTTCCGTTCAATCCAGCGACATAAGAACTAGCAGCTATTGAAGTTGGGTTAAAAAGATTATATGACTGTGTTGTTCCATTCGGTGTTGCCGTAAGTGAAACATAATAAATCTTCCTATACAATCTTATTTCTCCCATATTATTTTATATAAAAAATCCTTGGAACATTATATTAAAAATACAACACCCCAAGGATAAATATGTTTTTTTTTTGCTATTAGGCGTTTAATAAGCAGATATCAGGCTGAAGAGTGATTGTTACCTCTGCAAGATCATCAGCACTGTAATCGAAATCACCAAAAGCTGCATTTGTAATCATACACCCAATCAAAGTCCATTTTTCAACTTCAACACCTGTTGGGTCAAGAGCTTTAAGGACAAGATTTTTCTTATATCCTACAGCGTAACCCATTCTTCCTGTTGCAGATTCGAAATGAAGTCTTACCCATTCCATAATCTTTTGAGTTGTAGATGGTCCGATAACGTCAATAAACTTCACCTCGATTGTACCCCACTTAGAACGACCAGCAACCCAAGTACTAGTATTCATGTATGGGATTTCTGTACTTCCGATTTCCAATGAAGGTTTTCCTGAGGTTTGAACTAGAAAAGACTCAATTCCCAACTCAGTTGGAAACTCAAGTACAAATCTATTTTTTCTTTTTGGTTCCTGTTCAATAGGAACTGGTCTAAACATATCAGCCATAGCTATAGTATTTATTTAAGTTTATTTTCCTTTTTAAATAAATACTTAGAAAAAAATTTTTTTTATTTGGTATTTGCGTTAAAATAATTTCTATGTGATTAAAATTGGCACATACATCACAAATAGACATTAATTTGATTTTAAATCAAAAATATTTTATTAAAAACTATTTATTTGTAGGAGTTTCATAGCTTTATTTTTAACAAAATTCTATATAAAATAATTATGGCAGACATAGGAGAGATAATATACAATCAAGTATTGTCATTGGATGTGGATAATAACCCTATCACAGGAGCAACGTTTGATTACGTCCTTTATTTGGATAATACAATATATTCTGGAGGAAGCATTAGTTATGGTCTTACTGATGATGTTAGGGGTATGTTTACGTTTTCTTGGTCTGCAGATACATATGGAAATTATCAGTTGTATACAAAAAATAATAACACAAATACAATTTATATATCTGACACTGTTAACGTGACACCATCAATAGATACGAGTATATACATAGGTCTCTAATTAGAAAATAAATAATTATAAGCTATTTATCAAAGAAAGCTTATAGTCAATGACTGCAGAATATATATTACAAGAGCGTATAAAGTGCGCAAAAAGCCCTGTCTATTATTTTAACAATTACGGCTACGTCTTTGACGCTATCGCAAAGAGTGTTAAAAAGATGAAGTGTTTTGAGTATCAAGAAAAGTGCGCTGATATTTTTCACAAAAATCAAAACTCAATAATACTTAAATCGAGACAATGCCTGCCTGGGGATACTTATGTAGATACACCAGATGGACCAAAGGCAATTAAGGATTTTAAATTTGGAGATGAAGTGTACTCTTATAATTTAATTTCTAATGAAGTTGAGGTTGATACAGTTTATGACGCTTGGTGTAGTGGTGATAGACAGTGTGTAAAATTTAAACTCCAGGATACAAGAAATTTTGAGACTGGAGAGAATCACCCATTTTATGTAAAAAACAAAGGTTGGGTTAAAGCTAAAGATCTTCAAAGAGGTGATGAGATTATTGATGCTAATTTTGGATTTGGTGATGTGATTGCCAATGAAGATGAAATAAAGATACTTGCATACTTAATTACAGATGGAAGCACAGGTAAGCAAGTTAAGTTTACAAATAATAATATTAATTATTTAGGTGAATTTGAAGAATCAATAAATAATGTATTTCCAGAATTATCGGTAAGAAAGTCTATAAAATTGAACGGATATGATTATTTTCCACACCAAAAGCATGGGACAAGCTTAAAGAATCCTATAATGGAGTGGTGTGAAACAAAAGAAATAGCAAATAAAAAAACTGAATTTAAACTTTTACCTAAAGAAGTTTTTAGTTGGAATAAAAAATCTGTTTCAATTTTAATAAATAGACTTTTTGCTGGAGATGGATGGGTTAGTATTTATAAAAAGGGTGAAAATAGTAAAAGATTAGAATTAGGAATAGCATCTCCAAGCGAAGAGTTCCTACATCAAGTTAAGTCTCTACTTAAAAAGTTTGATATTAAATGCAACATTTATGAAGTAAAAAATATGAAATTGCAAAAAAACAAATTTTTTAAACTTAGAATTACTCATTCGAAGAGCGCTACAAGATTTGTTAAAAACATAGGAATATTTGATAAGATAACACAAGAACATCACGATATTTGTGATAGTTATAAGCACAATGTAAAAGACAATCCAATTATTAAAAAGATTGAAAAAACTGTAGTTAAAAAGTGTTACGACATTTCTGTAAGTAAAAATGAAAATTTCTTTATAGACGGATTACTTACTCATAATACTGGTTTATCTGTAATTACAGCAGGATATGTCGCTTGGAGATTAATGTTTAGATATGATGAAAAGATATTAATTATTGCCAATGATGGAGCAGGAGCTAAACGATTTTTAGCGACTGTTAAACAATTTGTCGAGCACACTCCTTCGTGGCTCAAGCCCGAATCTATAGTGACAAACAATCAAACAAAATTAGAATTCTCTAACAAGTCTTGGGTTGAAGCAAAAGCAAGTAGTCCAAATGCAGGTCGTGGAGAATCTTTAACAATGCTTGTTCTTGATGAGACTGCTTTTATTAAAGATGCTGAAGCAATTTGGATGGCGGCAGGTATGGCACTTTCTGCCACAAAAGGTAAGTGTATAATGATTTCAACTCCAAATGGTACGGGTAATTTATATCATAAAACTTGGGTGGGCACGACCAATAAGAAGAATGACTTTATTCCTTTAACAGTGCATTGGACACAAAACCCACAATCATCTGTAGGTTTGCAAATAAACACAAATATTAACGGAGAAGAGTTCCCTTGGAGTCCTTGGTATGAAGAGCAATGTAGACGAATGAGTTATGATAGCGTTAAGATTGCACAAGAGCTTGACCTTTCATTCGAGGGTTCAAAATACCTTGTGATTGAACAGCAACTCATAGACAAGTACGAAAAGAGAGTAAGAGATCAAAAGCCAAACTTTTATATTAAATACGACTTTAATCTTAAAGATACACCTCAGTCTGGAAGTTTTATAATAGATGAAACCGCTTTCCAAGTTTGGAAAAGACCTGAAGAAGGAAAGAATTATATTATTGGGGCTGACGTTGCCCGTGGAGACGGAAAAGATTTCTCCACAATTCAAGTATTAGATGCTGAAACATTAGAGCAAGTTGCTGAATATAGAGATAAGATTGGAGTGGATTTATTTCCATATTTAATTGATTGGGTAGGAAGAGCTTATAATAATGCATATTTAGTTGTCGAATGTAACTCTTTCGGTTTACACGTCGCCTTGACACTAAGGGATGCGCTCCAATATAAGAAAATGTTCTTTTCTAAAAATGTCCAAGATATTCACGTTAGACCTTTCGATTATAAGATTAACGAAGGAACTGAAATTCCAGGATTTCAAACAACAATGAAAACAAGACCGCTTATTGTCGCCTCTATGATACAGCACATGAGAGAAAACAATCTGATTTTACATTCCCCACGACTTACTGCTGAATTTTCAACATTTGTTATGATTAATAATAAGCCTCAACACGAGCCAGGATTTCACGATGACTTGATATTTGCATTAGGGCTGGCGCTATATGTAAGAGATAATGAATACAATAATATCATTGCAACAGATGGTCTTTATAAATCAATGCTTGGCGCTATATCGTTTAGCTCAAATAATATGATGGGTAAAATAGAGCATAATGGGCAAAGTGGTAGAAAAGATATTGAAGTGCCCGATGGCGGAAGTGGCTTGTTTATGGGCTCATCTTTCACGCAATCAGATGATGATGATTTAGATTGGCTTCTAAAACCTTAAAAATTTGATTTTTACAACATAATTACTTATATTTAAAAAAATAGATAAAATGGCTGAAGATAAAAAACCACAGAGTATATTCCAAGGAGTTGTGGATGCGATAAACGGAGGGAAGAAGAAAACCCCTACTGCACCTGCTTCTGCGCAATTTGCTCCAAATAAAGCAGATGGTTTAGTCAATAGTGAAAGTCCAATTGAAGAAATGCAACAGCAGTTTTTAGATTGGCAGGTTAATAAAATCGCACACAACCTTTACACGAGATCAATATATTTTGATACAGATAGAATTAGTGCATACCAAGATTTTAGGGCGATGGATATGTCTCCTGAAATTGCAGCGGCGCTTAACATCATTCGAGATGAGTGTCTTACGAGAAGTGAAAAAGGTAACATTCTTGAAATTTATTCAGAAAATTCTAGAGTAAAAGAAATTTTAAAAGATTTATTTGGGAACAGAATCAATGTCGATTACAATCTTAAGCTTTGGATTCGTGATTTAGTTAAATACGGAGATTATTTTGTATTCCTAGAAATTGATAAAACAGAAGGTATTTATAACTTTCTTTCATTACCAGTTGAAGAAATTCACAGAGAAGAAGCTTATGACGGAAATCCTGAAAGTGTAAGATTCCGTTGGGAAACAATGGGTATGTATTTTGAAGATTGGCAAGTTGCTCACTTTAGAATGCTAGAAGACACAAAGAAATTACCTTATGGACGTTCTATTTTAGATCCTGCCAGAAAGCTTTGGAAACAATTGCAGTTGGCGGAAGATTCTATGTTGGTTTATCGTATCACAAGAGCGCCAGAAAGAAGAGTTTTTTATATTGAGGTTGGTAACTTGGGTGATCAAGATGTACAAGGGTATATGATGAAAATCCAAAACCAAATCAAGAAACAACCTGTGGTCGATTCTAGAAATGGTCAATATAACCTAAAGTATGACCCAATGAATATCACGGAAGATTACTTCATTCCTATTAGGGGTGATAAATCTTCAAAGATTGATACATTACCAGGCGCCTGTCTTGCATTAGATACTAAAATTGCATTATTAGATGGAAGAAATTTAGAATTAAGTGAAATTATTAAAGAATGGGATGGTGGAAATAGAAATTTATGGGTTTATAGTTGTGATCCTAAGACTGGTGAATTTGCACCAGGAATGATAACGTGGGCAGGAATTACAAGAAAAAACACTGAAGTTTTAAAGCTTACTTTGGATAATGGAGAAACAATAACTCTTACTCCTGATCATAAAATGTTAACTAAGTCAGGGAAAAAAGTTGAAGCTCAAAATTTAAAAATAGGAGATTCTTTAATGCCCTTTAATGTTAAAAAAGAAAATTTATACAAAGGAATTTCAGGATATGAAAAAGACTATGAAATGGTTTATGACAACTTAAAACAAGATTGGGTATGGACTCATAGAGTTGTAGCTGATTATTTTAAGGGGAATTTGTGCAAAGAATATGTTTTTAAAGAAGATCAAAAACAAAAAAACGTGCGCCATCATAAAGATTTCAATAGGTTTAATAATGCACCATCAAATATTTGTTTTATGGGCTTTTCTGATCATATGAAATTACACTCTGATATGATTCATTTAGCATCAGAAGCATTTTCTAAAAAATATAATGAAGATGAAAATTTTGCTATAAAAGTGAGAAAAAATCTAGAAATAGGAAATAAAATACATCATACACTTCGAAATAATAATCCTAAATATAAAAAATTAGTTGATGAAAATCAAAAAATAGGGATGAAAAAATATTGGAGCAATATTTCAGAAGATGAAAAGATAAATAGAGACAATATAAATAAAATAAATTTTAAAAAAGGTTCTGATAAATTACAGGATTTATTAAAAGATGATGATTATAAAAAAACTTTTTATGAAAAAACAAGTAAGGCTCTAAAGATAGTAAAAAACACAAAAGAAAATAAAGAAAGACAATCAAAAATTACAAAAACACAATGGCTAAATGAAAATTTTAGAAATTCTGTTATAGAAAAACAAACAATAAAATATTCAGATAATTTATTGAAATTTGTTGTAAATAGATTTAAAGAAGGAATGCCTTCTACGCAAATTTTAAAAGACATAAATGAAGAGGGTTCTGTATTTATGTCAGAGTTTGATTCATTAAACGTTTTAAATAAGCAACTTCATAAAATGAAGAATGGATTTACTCACAACAATCTTTCTAAGATGATGATGCATTTTGGTTATAAAAATTGGAATGATTTTAAGAGTAAAGTAGAGTTTTTTAATCATAAAATAGTTTCTATTGAATGGCTAGAAGAGAAACAGGATACTGGAACAATTACAGTTGATGGTAATGAATTATATCATGATTTTCACACATTTGCTCTTACAGCAGGTGTATACAATTTTAATTCTAATATGGGTGATATTCAGGATATTGAATATCTTCAAAATAAACTTTTTGCATCTCTTCAAGTTCCTAAGGCATATTTGAACTATGCAGAGAACTTACCAGGAGGATCAACTCTTTCTCAGGCAGATTTGAGGTTCTCTAGAACAATAAACTCAATTCAAGAAGTTATTTTATTGGAGCTTAGAAGGATTGCAAATATTCACCTTTTCTTCTCAGGTCTTAAAGATGAAGTTGATAACTTTACATTAACGCTTACAAATCCTTCCACTCAACAAGAGTTGTTGAAATTGGAAACAATGAAAGCTAGAATGGAAGTGTTTAAAGAAATGTACTCTTCTGAATCAAATTCTCCTGTTTCATATACTTGGGCGATGGAAAATCTTCTTGGATTCTCTAAGGCTGAAATTAAGCTTATATTGAAACAGAAGAAAGTTGAGAAGAAAATATTTGCTGAAATTGATGCATCAGTTGAAACATACAAGAAAATTGGATTGTTTAAAGAACTTGATGATAGATACGAACTTCCAGGTGCGACTCCTGCTGGTGCAGCTACTACGGGAGAAGAAGGTGGAGCAGGCGGTGGCGGCGGCGGAGCTACAGGCGGTATGGGTAATATAGAGCTCGGAAGTCAACTTGGCGGAATGGATGCTGGAGGTGGTGCTGATTTGGGTGGCGCACCTGATGCGGGCGGTGCTGAAGAAGTTCCATTGGCAGAAAATAGAATTGTAAAGATAAAAAGAGTTTTAGCTGAATCAGATAGAAACGCTGATGATTTATTGCTAGATTTGCTTGGCAATACAGAAGATGCTCCGACCCTAGCTGAAAGAGAAGAAAATGAAAATAAACTTCTTCATAAAAATAAAAAATTGAATTACAAAATTCAAAAGATGATTGAGAATATTCAGACTAGCTTAGATGACACAAAGAAAGAGGAAAGAGACGAGAACGAGAAAAAATTCCAAGAGATTAAAACTAAAAATACTTTGTTTGAAAGAAGTGGAATGGTGATTGACAGAACCAATAGCATGTTTAAGCACTTAGAAGAAATGATGAGTGGAAATAAAGTGTCTGGTTTTGATGTTGAAAAAGTTGATATTATAAACGAAGAATTTATAGAAGAAGTTGAATTGAATGAAGAAATCATAGAAGATATAAATGAAATTCCAAACGAAGATTCAGAAGATAAAACAGAAGAGTAATGGAAAAATATCCAGGTTGGCTAAATGTAAACGACACCCACAAAATAAAAAAAGATTTTGCTGAGTTGAAAGCTATTCTTGATGAAATAGAAAGTGATATAAATGCTTTCTTGGGTAATAGAAAAGTTAAATACAAAGGCAAGCGAGCAAGAAAAAAATTGGCCTTATTAAAGAATGAACTAATACCAAATATTTCTAGAAAAATCTTAAAAACAAAACAAGATTATGAAAGTGACTACTCCTAGTCACTTTTTTTTTGTATATTTGCCAGTATGAGTGAAGTCTGTAATAGTAAAAACTGCAATTGCGGTAAGCAACACATATATAAAGATGACTTAACAGAGGTAGCTAAAGGCAACCTACATAAGGCTATGGATACTTTTGAAGAGCGAAAGTATGAACTTGGTAATGTGATTAAAGAAGAAGACAGAAGAAAGAGACCGATGGTTCATCTTCATCTCCACACATTCCATTCTATATTGGATGGCTGTGGAAGTATCGATAATTATGTAAAGTTAGCCAAAGAATATAATCACCCCGCAATTGCTGTAACTGATCACGGAACCTTGTCAGGTACTTATGAATTATTTAAGAAGTGTAAGGCAGGTGGTGTAAAATCCATTATGGGAATGGAAGCTTATGTGAATGATAAACAGGGTGAATTTGAAGAAAAGAAATACGAGGGTGGAAATTCACACCAATCTATATTTGTTATAAATCAAGAAGGTTTTGTCAATATCAATAGATTGGCATATCGTTCTTATGATGAGGGTTTTTACAAAAGAGGTAGGATTAAGACAGATTGGTTATTTGAACACAAACAGGGCTTGTTTCTTACGACTTCTTGCGCCGTTAGTCATATGTCTAAATTGGTATTAGAAGGCAAGGAGACAGAGGCTGAGGAGTACCTGAAAGGTCTTATGAGAGAGTTTGGTGATAACTTGGTTGCTGAATTACAATTCAATGAGTACGAAGGTCAAAAGTTTTACAATAGATGGCTTTTGAAAATGATTAAAAAGTATAGTCTTATGCCTATACTTACAAATGATGTTCACTATGCCTTTAAGGAAGATTCGGAACTTCAAGATACGCTCATTGCAATCAATCAAAAGTCAAAACTAGGAAATTCATTTAAGCTTAGTACGAGAAATCTTTTTTATGCAAACGTAGATGATTTCCACACTTTCAATAAACAGTTTGGTTTTAACTATCCAGAGTCTTTTGTAGATATGTGTTTGGATAATACTCTAAAGGTTGCCGAAAAGTTAAACTACGAATTTGATACAAAGACTGAAAAATTTCCAAGATATGAAGTAACCACCGATGTGTTGGATTATTTTAAAACTGATAGTACGGAGGAGATTATTACTAGACTTGCCTTTGGAAAGTTAAAACAAAAATTGACTAAGTATAAGGAAAATAAGATTGTTGAAATTACACCTGAGAAAGAAAAAGAATACCACGACAGATTAACATATGAGCTGGAAGTAATTAGAGAAAAAAATACTCTTGATTACTTTATGGTGTATTGGGAGCTTATTAGGGATTATAGGAAGAAAGGGTATAATATTGGCCCATCCAGAGGTTCAGCAGGCGGTTGTCTGCTTTCTTGGTGTTTAGAGATTACAGATATTGATCCTATACGATTTGATTTGTATTTTGAGAGATTCTTAAATCCAACTCGTAAAGGTCTCCCCGATATCGATGTTGACTTTATGAAAGGAACGGATGATGTGACAAATAATTTCTTATATGAGAAATATGGAAAGAATCGTGTTTTGAGTGTTTCCACATTTTCCACGTTTAACGAAAAGGGTTGTCTTAAAGATGTTGTTAGAGCTCACTTTGGAGATGAAGAAACAGGTTTTGAATCAGATGTTCACGCAGTTACTAAAGAAATGCCAACCTTTGACAGGGTTGAGTATTCATTGGCTGATTGGTTTGAAAAATGGCCTAATGACCCTGCGTGTTCAGATAGAGTAAGAAGATGGCTGACAGATAAAGATAATAGAAAAATACTAGACCAAACATTAATGTTGCAAGGTCAAATTAGAGGTATTGGTCAGCACGCAGCAGGTATCGTAATTACACCTGGTCCTTGTTGGGAATATTTACCAACAAACATTATCGCCTCAAATAAAAGTATTGTAACAGCATTTCAGGAAGCTGATAAGAGTGGTAAAGATTTGTCAGAGCTCAATATATTGAAGCTAGATAGATTAAAGCTTGAAACTCTTAACGTAGTTGAAGATACTATAAAAGTTGTAAAAGATAGATATGGAAATGACATTACAGACAAAGTTCGGAATGTAAATTTGAATGATGAAAATCTATTTATTGAGTTGCGACTTGGGTTAAATCATGGTATTTTTCAGTTTGAAAGCCCAGGAATGAATGCTTTGATTAGAGGTATGGCAACAGAAAGCTTCTCTGAACTTACGGCAGCCAATGCTTTGTATAGACCAGGACCTATGGGTATTGGTGCTCACGAAGAGTTTATTAAGAACAAATTTAATCCTGAAAACATTAAGTATGTTCACCCTGCTCTTGAAACTATTTTGAGAGAAACAAACGGAGTATTAATTTATCAGGAGCAATTGATGTTCTTGGCAAATAAAGTCGGAGGAATGAGTTTGGGTGAGGGTGATATGCTTCGTCGATATATGGACAAGGCCAGCTCTGCCATTATGAAAAAATCTTCAGGCGAAACGCTGAACAAAAAAGAGCAGGATAACTATGTGGAGTTTGAGAAGTATTGGAATAAATTTATTGATGGCGCTGTAAAGAATGGATATAAAGCAGACGAAGTTGATGTGATTAAAGATTGGGTAATCAAGTATTTGGGATATTCGTTCAACAAGTCGCATTCAACGGCATATGCCTATCTTGCAATGCAAACGCTCTATTTGAAACATTATCACCCAACTGAATTTTATACAGCACTTCTAAATCATCCTAAGACAAGTGGTGGAAAAGAAAAAGAACAATCTTGGCTTGCATCAGCGATTGCATCGGCAATGTCTAAAGGAATTGTAATACTACCACCATCTAGAAAATCAGGTTGGACATGGACAGTAACTGGTGAAAAAGAAATATCTATGGGATTCTCAGGGATTAATGGTTTAGGTGATATAGCCTACCAAGAGTTAATCGAATTGATGGCTAAAAAGAATAAAAATCTTCAGAGCATAAGTGTTTCCGAGTTTTATGACTTACCTTTCTCGAAATTTAATAAGAAGGCTTTTGAGTCTTGTATTAAAGCTGGTGTCTTCGATGAATGGTCTGAGTCTAGAGAGTATTTAATAGCGTTGAGGGAAAAGAAAAAGAAGAAGGTTGTTGTGGCAAATCAAATCTCTCTTTTTGATATGAGCTCTAAGGAGTTTGATATTAAAACAGATGACATTGGACACCATTTAAAAACAACTGAAGTTCAGAAAAGAAATGAGTTTATCGAGGTTTGTAATTTTGATTTAGAGAAAATTAGATTTATGCTAAAAATTAAGACTACAATAAATTCAAAGGCCAAAAAACCATTAGATAACATTATAAACTTTGAAGACGAAGGGTGGTATTTCTTTGTTTTAGAAGAATTTAATACAATGATATCAAAAACAGGAAAGGAGTATTTGACACTTCGTGTTGGTGATGGAGTAAATAGCACAACATTGAGAGTTTTTGATCCGTTAGCTAAGAAAATAAAACCAGAGATGATGGCAAATGGTGTATATGTAGCCAAATTTGAGAAGAATGATAGTGGATTTATTAACTTTGCTAGAAATACGCAATTTAAGAGAGTGGAAATATGATTTACAATGTATATACAGATGGGTCTTGCGACCAAGGCTCTGCATCTTCTGCCACAACGAATGGTGGGTGGGCATTTATAGTAACAGACGAACAGAATGTCATTCTCTTCACGGATTCTGCATTTGAGCCAAACACAACAAATAACAGAACAGAAATGCTGGCTATAATAAATTCAGTAGATTCGATGTCTGAAAAAGGTTTCTTTAATGCTGAAGGTAATTGCCTAACAATAAATTGTGATAGCGCTTACATTGTAAATGCTTTTGAAGATGGGTGGATTGACAAGTGGAAAAAGAATGGTTGGAAAAACTCAAAAGGAGAAGACGTTGTAAACCAAGACTATTGGAATGTACTAATTGAACAAAAATTAAAATACAACATTAAATTCAAAAAAGTAAAGCGTAGGTCAAATCCTTTTGCTAAAAAAGTTGATTCTTTGGCACGAGAAAAAATGAGAAATTAATAGAAAATTCTCATTACAGTCAATCCAGTCGCCAACAAGAAAGATAAAACACCAGCAATAGCATATACTTTTGTTTTAAACTTTTTGTAGTCGTCTAATTGTTCTTCGTATTTTTTAAGAGTTTCTTTGATTGAGTCTATTGACTGCTGAACATCTTTGTGGTTTATATAAAAAGCTTTTAGGCTTTGCAGGTCATTAAGGTTTGTCGCTTCCTCAACACTTGTTTTCCAATCCTTAAGATCATTAATGGCATGCTTGATTCCAGAAATTTTAGTTAGCTCAACGTTTAGACCGTTAATTTCATCGGCTAAAGAATCACATATTTCACCAAGTTTTTCTAGTTCTTTTAATACGTATTTGGACCATTCGTTCCATCCATTATTTTCTAATCCTGACATCTACTCTAATTTTTTGAAACATCTCTGTCTTTCTGTCTTCCTCAAGAATGATTTCAGCTTTCTTGAATTCATTTGCAATCTTGTGCAATTTGTGGCTAATACTTTCTAATTTATCCACAATTTCAATGCAGTTTTGATTTAGATAGAAATCTATAGGCTGTTCGTTCATAAAAAAATTTTTAAAAGTTTTTCATTTTATTGGTTTTTAAAAGACAAAAAGTAATCCAGTAGTTTCAAAAAATTCAATTCTGTTATTATATATATTCTTAAAACTTTTTTATTCCCCATATTTGGAAAGAATTTTAGTAAAAATTTGAATATTTATTAGAAGAAGAATTTTAGATGAAGAAGATAAATTTTAAGAAAGCAGCGGGTAGGGAATTAAGTAAGGCAAAGAAACATGCTAGAAGCCCTTTTGGGTCAAGCCAAGATTTGAAAAATAAAGCCTCTAAGATGTCAACAAAAATGACAAAGCCTGAGAGGGAAATGAATCAAATCTTAACGGAATTAAATGTTGAGTTCGAACCACAGAAAGTTGTTGGATCTAAGATTTATGACTTTTATGTTCCTAAGGCAAACTTGCTCATCGAAGTTGATGGGGATTACTTTCATGCAAATCCTGATGTATATACAGAAGGAGATTTGAATTCGATGCAAAAAAGAAATGTAAAAAACGATGAGTTTAAAGATACTCTTGCCAACGGAAGAGGTTATATTTTAACTAGAGTTTGGGAAAGTGACTTGGCAAAAAAATACGAAGAAGTAAAAGAAAGCATAAAAAAACAAATTAGTTTATGAAAAAAAGTTTAAGATATATTATAAGAGAGCAAGTAGAGAGATTATTTGAAGCTGATATGGCTAATCCCGCTGGTGACGCTATAAATGATATGCAGACTCAAGTTGCAGATACATTAGATTATTTGACAAATCTAGAAGATGAAACAGAGTCTGATGTAAAAACTGGAAATAAACTTTTAAATGTAAAAAAACAAGCTAGAAGTAGTTCTCCAACATCAATAAAGGTAGATGGTAAATCATATATAAATCCAGAAAGAGCAGCTAAAAATGCTGAAGTTCCTGCGGAAGATAAGATTTTGGGCGCCAAAGAAAAAAGCTTAGAAAAGATAAAAAAGACTAGGAAGGATTACGAACAAATGGCAAAAGAGCTTGAGAAAAAAGAATTGGAAATGATGAAGACGCAAAAAGGCGGAGAATCAAAATCATCAGTGCTTCCATCTTTAGGTTCTGCAATCTAAATTTTCTATTTACATTATTTTTTTTTAGTTCTATATTTATCTAAAAATTAAAATAGATATCTATGGAAGAAAATGAAAAAATCACCGTTGGCAATAACGCTAGTAGAAATACAGCAGCAGATGATAAAAAGACGGTTGCGCAAGGATATGGTATTCCTGAAGAATTCGTTAACAATGATGAGTTTATTATTCCCACAGAAACAATTGACCTTCCTTCTAAGGGGTTGTTTTATCCAAACAAAAAATCTACAGTAGAAATTAAGTATATGACTGCTGAGGAAGATAACATCCTTTTCTCTTCAGATTTAATCAAGAGCGGAAAAGTTCTTGATGTTCTATTGGAGGCTGTAATTAAAGACAAGGATTTGAGACCTGATGATATGTTGTCAGGAGATAGAAACTACGTTCTTATTGAAGCTAGAAGAACAGGTCTTGGAGACGATTATAAGCCAGGTAAGGTTAGATGTGAGTCTTGTGCAAACGATTTTGAACCAACTGTGGATTTGAGCTTATTAAAATCTAGAGAGATTACTGAAATTCCAGATTCTGAAGGATTCTATTCAGTGATTCTTCCTGTAACAAAAATCAACATCAAATTCAGACTTCTAAGAGGGTCTGATGAGAAAAGATTGAGCAAGGCTATGGAAAGAAAATCAGGGAACTCTAGAGTGAGCAGATTGATTACTGAAAGATATTTGCTTCAAATTATGGAAGTAAATGGAAACAGAGACAAAACTTATATTAATAAGTTTATTTCTGCTATGCCAACAAAAGATTCTTTATTCTTTAGAGAATATAATAGACAGCTTGAGCCAGGTATTGACTTGAATTATGAATTTGAATGTGAACATTGTGGACAAATTCAAGAGCGTGATGTTCCAATTACAAGCAAATTGTTTTACCCTGATGCAGATGTTTAATGTCTGAAGAAAACAAAGATATAGAATTAAGAAAAAATATAAGTGAGTTAAAAGAAGAGTTTGATGTTTTTAAGGGTGAACATAGACACCTATTGGAAAACATAGAACAATTTACCGAAAAACTTAAAAAAGAGAATAAAAAACTAGAAAAGCCTTTTGAGATGTTAAACCTTCCTTCAAAAGGCTTTTTTTATGAAAATAAAAACAAATACATTCTCATCGGATATCTTACTTATGTTGAAGAAAACTTGCTCACAAGTGAGATGCTTGTCGAGAATGGTATTGCCTATGAAATTGCTTTTGAAAACTTGATATGCAATACTGACATTACCATAAATGAATTGCTGACAGGAGACGTGCAGGCAATGGCCTTAGCACTTAGATCTTTTTCTTATGGAAATAATATAGAGCTTGACTTAAAGTGTGAGCATTGCGAAAAGGTTGATAAAGCCACAATACCCCTTACGAGCTTTAAGATGAAGACAGTTGATAGCGGTGTAGATGATAATGGTGAAATTCCAGTTGATATAGCCAACGGTAAGATATCAATTAAAGTAAAGCCAATAACATTTAAGCAAGAAATAGAGCTAAACAATAAAAAGGATAAAAAACCTTTAGAGGAATTGTCTATTTATATTAAAGAATTTAACGGGGAAAGAAATCAAAATAAAATTCTAAATGCTATAAGAATGTTAAGGTTGTTAGAATCAAGAGAGCTGAGGGCGGCAATAAAAGATAATGTTCCAGGTGTTGATACCAAATACTATTATGAGTGTGATTATTGCGA